GCGGGACGCATTACGAAGGGGAACCGGAGTAAGGAAGTGGACCACCGAGACGGAAACCCCAGAAACAACAAACCGAGCAATTTGCGAGTGATCAGCAAGACGGCAAACCGGAAGAAGCAATAAATGGCGGTAGGATACCAAGAAGAAGAAGAAGAGGAAATTCTAGACCAGGAAGGAGGTGATCCAGATCTGGGCGCAGAAGTAGAGGTCAAGGTAGTTCAAGCCCCGTTGGACAGCATCGGCAAGGTTGTTCGGGAGTTGTTTGAGAAAGCCAAGGAGTACCGTCAGGAGAACGAATTGATCTGGCGGGACGCATACGATGCGTATCGCGCGAAGTACCCTGAGAAGATCACATCGTCAGGGGATTCGGTTGCCGCGAGACGGGGGATTTACATCAATCAGACGAGGAGAAAGGTCAACAGCGCGAAGGTCAAGATCAGTAGTTTACTTTTCGACGATGGAAGAATCCCATTTTCGGTCACACCGTCAAGGAAACCGAGGTACTTACCACAGGATTTGATTCAGCAGGGGTTGCAGGGGTATCAGTTACTGGACGCGGTCAAGCAACGTGCCCAGAACATGGAGGATCGGATCAGAGACGTATTGGATCAGACGCACTACTTGGATTCGTTACTGGATGGAATCCACGAACTTTGTTTATACGGCACCTGCGTCACAAAGTCTCCGATGTTGGAGTACATCAACTATCCGGTGTACCAGACGACGAACACGACGATGGACCCAGTTTCGGGCCAGATGATGGAGCAGGTAGAGAGTCAGATTGAGTCAGAGTTAGTTCCGTCGGTGGACTACGTCAGTATTTGGAACGTTTTCCCGACACCGGAGGCGACATCGGTTGATGACGCGGAGTACATCATCCACCGTTCGTTCTTGTCTTCGATTCAGCTTAGAGAGTTAGGAAAATCACAGGAAGGATTCCTACCAGAGATCATCGATGAAGTAATTTCTGGAGAAATTGGGAGTGTAGACGGTCAGGACCAGAGTGAACATCCAAGGTCATTAGACGAGACAAGTTCTCACATGATCAAGAAATTTGAGGTGTTGGAATTCTGGGGCAAGTTAGATTCCAAGGATTTGCAGGGGCATTTGCCAATTGACGATGATTTCAAGGGGACATTGGACGTGGTAGCGCACGTCGTAGGGCACAAGGTCATCAAGATGGCAATCAACCCGTTCGATGGGCGAAAGCCGTATGACTTTGCATACTGGCAACGGAATCCAGAATCCATCTGGGGTGATGGGATCTACTACGCGATAAGGGACGTACAGCATCTAATCAATTTCAGTTACGCCATGTTAGTAGAGGGCAAGGAATTATCGGCGGTCCCCATGACCGTGGTCAATCCGGCAGCATTTGAAAGTGGCAGTGATCTGGAGTCAATCCGCGCAGGGAAGCAGTTCAAGGTCCGGTCAGGAATGAGTGTACAAGACGCATTCAGTTCAATCGTAATCCCAGACGTAACGAACGGGTTATTGAGCTTAATCCAAGTGTTGGAGCGGGAAGCAGATCTAGACAGTGGGCAGACAGCGATTGGGTATGGGGACATGTCGCCAAGTCAGACAAAGACGGCGACTGGGATGTCGATTCTAAATTCAAACGCGAATAAACAGACAGCAGACGTGGTCAGATCAGTTTCGGACATGATCACACGAAACATCAGCGCAATTTACCGCTGGTTGATGGTAGACAGCCCAGATCCAACGTTACGGGGGGATTATGAGGCAATCTGCACAGGCTGGACGCAGTATGTAGCGAAGGAAGTTCACAATACGCAGCTCATCCAATTTTTATCAACAATTGGACAGTTACCGCAGTTACAGAATTACATCAGATACGACGCTTTTGTGCAGCCGCTGGTAAGAGCATTCAATCTGGACCCGGAGATGATCGTCAAGTCGGAACCGGAAGTCCAGCAAATGCAGCAGCAGCAAATGCAGCAGCAGCAACAGATGGCGCAACAGGCGGAACAGATGAAGTTGCAGTCGCTGCAACAGGAACTGCAGATGCGTTCAGAGTTTGAGACAACGAAGGCGGTTTTGGACGAAAAGAAGGCGGCATCTGAGGACATCCGTCAGAGTCAGATCCAAGAGCGGATGGAATTGTTGCGACAGGGGAATGTCTTAAAGGAGGCTGTACCAGATTATTACGGGATGAGTATGTTGATCAACGAGGAGCAGCAGAAACAACAGCAACAGATTCAGATGCAGCAGCAAGCACAGCAAGCGCAGCAGGCGCAAGCCGCACAGCAACAGGCGATGCAGGCCGCACAGGCAGAGCAGGAAAGGATGAGACAAGCGCAGGTATCCCAACTAAATGCGTTGGCACAGCAACGTGGGGCAGCAGCACAACGCCAGATACAAGGTGGGGAGAACAACCCTCGCACAATGATGGCACAGCAGCGGGAACAGGCATCAGAAGGAGTGGTTCCAGCAGCAAAACAAGCGATTAATTAATTTCTATGGACGCACGTCTCATTAGCACGCTACCGGATTCTCCAGGTTGGAAAGTGTTGTATCAACATTTACTTCAATCCTTGAAGGACACGGAGGAGCAGTTGGTGAACGCAGCCATTGAAACAGAGGCCAAGAGGCTTCAATTTGCCCACTTGCAGGGCTACCGGGTGGCACTTAGGGAAGTCCTTGAGTTGCCGATGAACCCACAGGCAGTACGTTGCCAAAACTCAGATCCCAGCCGTTATGGGGCACCCTGAGAGGCTAAACTAACGTGAGTAAGGAAAAAGATGGCAGAGTCTACACAAGAGACTTTGGCGTCGGAGGGGTTGTCTCCCCAAGCGGAGGACACAAGCCCTGCGACTCCAGAGTTGACAGACGACCAGTTATGGGACCAGATCGGCCAACCGGCAACACCTGTTGATGAAGCAGAAGTAGCGGTTGAGGACGTAAGTGATGATGTTCAGCCCACTAGTGAGGCAGAGGAGGAATCAGAGGTCTTTGAAGTAGAGGCACCCTCTGAACCCACCGCCGAAGACACGAAGGAAGAGCATAATTACGAGAAGCGTTACAAAGACTTGGAGAAGGAGTTCCACCGCCGCAACGAGGAGACTAAGGAATTGCGAGAGCAGTTCCAGCAGTTACGCCTGGAGCGGTTAGAGATGGAGCGTCGGTTGGAGAAGTCAAAAGAGGCAACTCCAACAGAAGAAGTAGCCAAGCCCAAGGGGCCGTCCCCATTAGATGAAGACTGGTTTGACCCCGCCACCAAGCAAACGTTGGACGAGTTCCAAGAACTGACCAGCGCCTACCGAAAGCTAATTGCTCACGAAATCGCCAAGGCGACAAAAAACATCCCGATTCCAGAAGTGCCGGAAGAGAGAATCGGGCAACTGGAAGAGATCGCGCAGCAGTACAAGGCGAACCAGTATCGTCTGCAACATGCGGCGCACATGCGAACGAACGTTGGTGACGACTACATGGACATCGACAAATCCCAAGAGTTCTACGATTACGTCAATTCCAGCCCGATACGTCTGGCAGCGATGACTCAATCGATGAACCCAGAAGATCACGCAGCCGTAATGAGTGACTTTCTCAACACCCCAGTAGGGCGGGAAAAGTTCAGAACAGAGGCTGCAGAACCAGCTACGGTGGCACCGGCAGAAAAGCCGAAGGGACCACAGGCAGAGACACAAGGCGCTGTACGCCGCAAGGCTGCACAGGGTCTGCTCAAGAACAGTAATCCTAGACAGTCGGAGAGACGACCAGAGGACATGAGCGACGAAGAACTTTGGGAGAGTATCGCCGTCTAGATTTTAAAGATTTGACTATCTGTTGATTGATCAATAGCGATCAATGACCAGATAGCCTGTTAAAAGGACAGAAAAATGGCTATCAACGCAGGAACAGGTGCGCTTACTGGATCGTCTTACGGTGATCTGAGCAAGCACGACGCCTACACAATTCAGAAAAAAATGTTACCAATTGCCAAAAGATTGTTAACATTCGCGAAGTTTGCACAACGGGAAACCAAGCCTCAAAAGGAGGGTTTGGAGATTAGGCATAGAAGGTACGAACGCTTCCCGATTGTAGATACAGCCTTGGCTGAAGGCGTTTCTCCAGACTTCGTAAACCTCCAACACACCACAATCAAACACGTTCTCCAGCAATACGGAAGTTACGTTAATGTTACAGATATCATGTTGGCTGCATCACATGATCCAATTGTACAAGTAATTACCGAACGACAGGCACAGCAAGCTGGCGAGACGATTGACTTCTTGTCTTACAAAGAATTCCGAGCAGGATCTCAGGTAGGTTATGCACGCAGTACCGGCAGTACCGGACGTAGCGACGTGAACTACACGATTGCCAACAAAAACAGTGCGGCTGGAACAGCGGCTACAGTATTGTTGGACCGAGCGATCCGTGTTCTGGAAAACAATGACGCAACCAAGATCAAAGAGCAGTTGGATGCCAGTGATGGTGTCACGACCAGCCCATTGCGCGAAAGTTTCGTAGCAATAGGCCATGTCGATCTGCGACAAGATCTAGAAGCGGTTCCAGGGTATGTCCCAGTTGAGCAGTACGCTGATCAGAGCGATGTGATGGAAGGGGAAGTTGGCGCAGCACGCGGTGTGCGCTTCATCCTGACTACGCAGGCGATGCCTTTCAAGGGAGCGGGTGCATCAGTAGGTTCCACAGGACTAAAGTCCACAGGTGGAAACATCGATGTTTACCCTCTTGTGATCATGGCACAGGATTTTGGTGGATGCGCCACACTAGGTGGTAAGGATTCATTGAAATCTAAAGTGGTTACCCCAAAACCAGGCCCCGGCGATCCATTGGGACAAAGAGGTACAATTGCGTGGGAAACCACTTATTCTTGCGTAATTTTACAGGATTTGTACCTATATCGCATCGAAGTTGGCGCAACTGACATTTAATTACAATAGCTCTGCCTATGGGTGGGGCGATTCCAACTAGGAGCTAAAATGGAATCGATTCTCGTTAAACACATCAACATGCCTCAGACGAGTAAGCATGTTCGGGTTCAAGCAGCGGACGTATCCGCCGCAGGAACCTACACTTTTGACATTGTTGTACCGGAAGGTGCGATAGTTGAGAAAGCAAACGTTGTTGTAAAAACCGCATTCGATAACGGCACTAGTGCCGCTATTCAAGTCGGGGACATCAACACGGTAGATGCTTTTATGGCATCAACCAACATCAAGTCTGCAGCCCGAACCGAATCTGCTGCCGCAAAGCAGATGACAACAGTTACTGCGTACACGGCTACAGACGATGGCGAGAGTAACTATGTGGTACGGGCAACCGTCACTACCGCAGGAACTGCCGCCAGCGCAGGAGACATGTACTTCTGGGTAGATTTTCGGTTTAACGCGAACGTAGCGTACTCTTAACCATTTATTTCCTCGATGTCTCCCTTTTTAGAAGTTAGGGGGGGGCGTCGGGGAACCTTTTTAACTTTTAGAAAGGAAGACCAATGGCAGTAGCCGGAGGACTTTTACCAGAATCCAATCAGTTGCCACAACCAGGGTTGCACGAAGCCTATGTTCGGACAGGCGAAGAGCAATTCACCTTCGTCAAGGAGGGGATGGAGATGGCAAAAGAAGTAGAAATCAAGCATCGTCCAGCCGATGGACATGTGGTCGCACAGATCGACAGCGGTGAGGAGATGTGGGACTTAGCGCCTGTGCCCGTAACCGTGGACACTCATACGATTGTGATTCCACGCAACAAGCCCGTGCTTTTACCAATCCAGCATTTCAATGCGTTATCCGACGCAGTGCGTACTCGCTACATGCAACCGGAAGCAATGAAGCATCTGGTCAAGCGGTCCTCACGAAGATTCAACCTAAGAGCAATCCGGTGGCCCAAGGGTGCCGAAAAATCTGTAGATGAGTCAATGGAGAGATTTGAAGTGATTGAGATCAATCAGTGACAAGACGTGAAATCCGCGAACGTGTCGAAGAGTCCTTGCAGGACATAGACAACCGACGTTGGACGAATGCGGAGATTAACCGCTACATCGATGATGCCCAGCGGGAGTTTGTTCGCATCAGCCGACAACCGCAGGTTACAGCGACAGTCGCTTTGGCTGCGAGTGGAGCCGCAACTGCCGTAGCAGGCACCACCACAGTGGATAGCAAGACGGTAACAGTAACCACGTCGAGCAATCATGGGTTGACGACAGGGGATGTCGTGGTGGTAGACAACGAAGCGCACATAATCACCAAAGTGTCGGAGACAATTTTCAGATATATCGAAGATGGGACACCAGTAGCGGGGTCAATACAATACATATCGTACAACCCCAACTACACAGTCCCTGACACTATCGAAGAGATTGTCTCCGCGACTTTGGATGGTTTGAATGTGTCAATCATGAGTGAGGGAGAACTGGACGCAGCAGTATTCCGTTTCACCTCCGGCGGTGCATTCATGGACTCAGTCTTTGGAGTCGTGCCCAATCCTTTTGCAACAATTCGCTCAAATTATACTGCAAACGCAACACCCAAGTGGCGGGAGCGCAACGGCAACCCGGAGGCAATTGTTTTTAATAATGCATCATCCAGAAATTTCAGAATATTCCCATTGCCTGCACAAGACATGGAGTTATTCCAAGATCCCAATGCGAGTTCCAAGCTTTTCAAGGATTTTATACTGCGTGGGTTACCGCGCATTGCGGATACGACAGCAGATACAACAGTTCCGGTCATCGGCCATTTTTACCATGAGGCGCTGGTATTTGGTGCGTTGGAACGTGCGTACAATCGTGAGGGACAGACACGCAACACGGAGAAGGGGCAAGTGTACCGAGCAAGGTTTATGGAGATGGCATTGGAGGCAAAGCTGAACGAAGGAATCAACTCCTTCAGCAGAAGCGAAGGTAGAAACGAATCTTATTTCCGAGTTGTTCGCTGATGGCTTACGGAATCTATGATTTTGAAGTGGAGCAAGGGGAAACGTTCGGACTCGACCTGACGTTCAAGGACGAAGATGGGACGTTAAGGCCGTTGAGTACATACACAGCACGAATTGATCTACGCACATTTCGTGGGGCCGCGACGGCAACAGACCGTTGGAACACAGGCGAGGAAATCACAGTACACGATACGGCTCCAAATTTACGGCTGACGGTCCCAGCGTCCAAAACGGCGACATACGCAACAGGTTCTTACGATTACGATTTAGAAGTGGAGTTGGCAGGAGTCGTTGAAAAACTATTAGTTGGCAAGGTCATGATCACAGGAGAAGCAACGCGATGACTACTCGCGCACAAGTAACGGTAGCGGCTCAAGGTACGCAGGGACCACCAGGATTACGATGGATGGGGGTATATGATCCCACGGCAGCATACACTGTCAGGGATCTAGTCAGAGATAACGACAATAACATTGTCTACATTGTCGTTACAGATGTTGCGGCAAACAGTAATTACCTGTTGACCAACACAAGTTATTTTGAAGTCTTTTCCATCCAAGTCACCCGTGCGCCAGGGCTAGTGTGGCGGGGTGATTACGATGCGAATCAAGATTATGCAGCAAAAGATTTAATCCGAGATCCCACAAACAACAGTATTTATTATTTGCTGGTAGATATTCAGCGGAACTCCAATCCGAATTTTGAAAATGCTGCAACAGCAGAATTGGTTCTAAGGAACTCGACAGTCACAAACGCCGACATTGCAGCATTGAACACGTTGGCTCCTTTTTCCTCTTTTTTGCAGACGGTTGCAGGAATTGCGACGGATGTATCTGCGGTAGCAGCAGATTCAAGCGACATTGGGATAGTATCCTCAAATTCTACAGTAATTGGTGCAGTCGCTACCAATCTTAATCTGGGAGCATCAAGCAGCATTGGAATTGTAGGTACAAATATTTCAGACGTAGGGACTGTAGCAACAGCAATTAACGATTCTGGAAGTCCTCTCAATTCTGTAGTTAGTAATGCTGCAGCAGCCGCAATATCTGCAACCGCTGCGGGAACATCGGCTACTAACGCAGCAAGTAGTCAAACAGCTTCTGCGAATAGCGCATCGGCTGCAGCAGCGTCTGCAACGTTATCAGCAAATTCAGAAACAAATATAAATCAGCGATTTATTGGAGCATATGCTCAAGCAAATTTACCAACAACTGGGAATACTGAAGGATCATTTGCTTATAACAACGACACAAATCGTTTAGTAGTCTGGGATGGTACACAATGGTTAACAGGACTAGAGGGAGCAACAGGCGCAGGGTTGCAATCAATCAATTATGATTCGGCAGCAGACACACTAACCTTTACATATGACATACCTGGCACAACAACCGTCGTAGATCAGCGGATCGGTGTGCAAAACTTAGATTTTGGGGCATACAAAATACGTTATTCCAATAATTACTCCTCTTTTGCTGACCTGCCGTCAGCTACAACGTATCCA